GCGCGTCGGGCATCGCGTCATTGATCGCACGACCCCACGAACCCAGCACCGGGGACACGCACTCCGGGCGATCACTGTGAGGTTCACCCGTGAGGTAAGCCACTGCCTCCATTAGGCACAGCCCGCCCTCAGGGTCGCCGTGGGTGCCCCTAGTGAGTTGCAGGGCGTCCAACTTCGACTGGTCAATCGTCTGGGTCTTCGTGTTCATGATCTACTGCCTTTCAGTGGGTGGGGTGGGTGGACGGCGCATTTCGCGCGCCTTGACCCAGCAAAGTGAGCAAATGGCGATGGCGGCCAGTAGCAGCAGAGGGGTCGCGGGGTTCACCGGGTACCTCGCAGCATGGCCGGGTCGCCCTCGTGACCGTCGATGGGCTCAGGCGGTCCCCCACGCTCGGCAGTCCACTCGCCTAGCTCACGCAGCCACTCCACCCGCTCATCGGTGGTCAAATCTGCGAATGGCCTCGGATCGTTGGCGGTCATGACTTGGCTCCCGGCTTGATTGACTCGATGATTGCGGCATCGTATCGACGCTGGCCCCCGAGGGTGCGAACGGCGCTGATCTTGCCCTGACGCTCCCAGCGGCGAAGGGTGGCGATGGATACTTGGAGCATCTTCGCGGCCTCTCCGATGGGGATGAGGTGGGTATCTGTGTTCATGTATGCAACCCTACACACGTCTACCTAACCCTGCATACCGTTCCCGCCCACCGTTACCTAATCGTTACCGTTCGACCGCTACAGAGATACGGTCTAAGTCCTCGTCCGACGTGAGCGCATAGATAGAGGTTGTGGCCGGTGAAGCATGGCCCAAAGCCCGAGACACGGCCAGCAGGTTCCCCGATTCCGCAAGCGCGACCGTGGCAAATCGTGCCCGCAATTTGTGGAACGTCGTCTCGATGCCAAGTCGCGCAAAAAGTCGATTGACGCGCCGCTGCAAAGTGTCGCCGGACCACACGGAGTCGGTCCCCGTGACAACGCTTCCAGTACCAGCCGGGGCCAGCTCGTCATACAAGAGCGCCCCGAGCGCAACCACACGATCCTTGTCGCCCTTCCCCGCGCGAACATAAATACGACGTTGCTCTAGGTCAATGTCGGCCCACATGAGCGCGGCGGCTTCCGAGATTCGCAATCCGGCATAAGCCCCGAGTGCGAGCGCGCGTCTCACTTCGGGGTCGGCGGCATCCATCGCCCGGCGTAGGTCGGTGCGTCCGATGGGTCGCGGGAGTCGCCTGCCCTGATGTGGTGCGGGGATGCGCCTAGTGGGGTCACGTTCTACTAGGTCAAACGCAATAGCCCATGAGTAGAAGGATCGCACAGTGTTGCGGAGTCGTTGGCGGGTCGGCTTGGACTTGTCATCCTGTGCCGCCCACCATGATTCCACGTCCTCCACGGACGCGCCTATCGGGTTGGGCAGGTAGTGGCGCATGGTGGAACGATAGGACTTGATTGTGGCGGGAGAACGTCCCGCGCGCGTGAGGTAGTCGAGCCACTTTTCTACGTCGCTCACATTGACTCCAGCCATGCCACAGCAACCGCAGCGACCTGCACCAATTCGTCCCGCAGGTTGTCGTCGTCACGATCCAACACGGCCCGCGCGACTTCCCCACATTCCTCCGTGAGCACCATCACTTTCACGGGCGGCTCAACCCGCAACGAGTCGCACGATCCGAATCCCCACGAGTGCGGGCGGCCCCACTTGACCTCCTGACGGTCGCGTTCGGCCTCCACCAGCGCCATAACCTCCGCGCGGATCATTCGAGCCCCCCGTCTACCAAGTCTGAGAACAGGTCCCCATTATCAACCATCTCGTCGTCCACATGCTCCAGGTTGCGAATAGCCTGCACATAGTAGGACGGCTTCAACTCCACACCTACCCCGATACGGCCTAGGCGCACCGACTCATAAACTTCGGAACCCACGCCCATAAACGGCGTGAACACCGTCTCCCCCGGCATGGTGCGCAGTTGCACGAACCGCGCGATGACGTCGAGTTGCAACGGGTGGACGTGCTTCTCGTCGTCGGGGTCTTTGGCGTCGCGGAACGGCAGGACGTGGCGTAGTCGAATGTCATCCCACACGCTCGACGCATAGTGTCTCCATATCCATTGCGAATACCTGTTGCCCGTTTGCTTGTCCGGCCAATCCTTGTATCGCATGAGCTCGCTGGGTATCTGTTCGCCGCCCGCATAGTATTCGAGGCCGGTCGGGTGCTGGACAGCCTCGGCGTCGTCCCCGCCGGGCTTACGGAAGATCAGCAACTCGTCAGCCGATGCCACGCCACCCGCTGCGCCGTCCTCGCAGATGGTCTTGTGCGCGAGGTTTTTTTGCATGGTGCGCAGCCGCACCGATAGCGGCTCTTTCCAGATTGCGTGGCGGGCTACCCATTCCCACCCGGCCTCGACGTGTAGCCGGATCACGTCGCCGGGAAAGTCGAACAGGGAGTCGGACTTGCCGCTGTTGCCCGATGGGATCGGCGCGGCATGAACGGCGGTCATGCGCCCCGGCTTCGTGAGTCGGAACAACTCGTCCACAAACATGCCGTAGTGCTCGCGGAACTCGTCATAGTTGCGGGCGTTGGACACGTCGCGGTCGTTCGATGAGTAGTGGTAAAGCCCCGCGAACGGCGGGGAGTAGATCGACGCATGAATCGACGAGTCGGGCATTTCTGCCATGACGTCCATCGCGTCGGCGTTGTAAATTGCCCAACGGGTTGTGATCTGTGAATCTAGGACGCCAGCCATGACGGAACCTCCACGGGATTGTTGTAGGTGACTTGCTCGACGCCGATTGCGTCGTTCATGTTTGCGACTAGCGAGCTGAACATCTCATCCGCTTGCGCCGCCTTGCGCTGTAGGTTGCCGAGTACGCTCCTGCCACCCTCGGTGGTGATGACGTCCACGGTGACCGGCTTGGTCTGACCGAATCGCCACATGCGCCGGACCGCCTGATACCACTGCTCATAAGAGTGCGAGGGGAAGTAGGTCATGCGGTGCGCGTGCTGCCAGTTGAGCCCCCATGCGCCGATGGATGGCTTGGTGACTAGCACACGGATCTCTCCGCGCGTGAAGGCGCTCAATTTCTCCTCTTTCGAATCGGGCGAGTCAGCGCCGGACACCTCTACCGCGCCGTCGATGATCTTGGAAATCATCGCGGACTCATCGTTGAGGTGGCACCAGGCGACAGCGTGGTCGGCGTCCTCTAGTGCACGGGCCGCCGCTTCGCATCGCTCTTTCAGTGTGCGCCGGTTCTCTTCGCGCTCCTCTCGGAGCCCATAGGCTGGCACGTCGAACAGTGTCCCGTCGGCGGGTCGGCTGGCCTCGACCAGGGTTGAGCGTGTCACTAGTTCGGGCAGGTGGAAGCGTTCGTCACTGAACCCCAGGTCGGACGGTCGTCGCATTGCACGCGCCCAGGATGCAACCCAACGCCAAAACGGTTCCTCGGCGTGACCCTTGAGACGCCAGGCGACAGCCTCACCGCCCGTGCCCCTACCACGTGACGACGTGGAGCGGTTTTTGTTGGTGAAGAATCGGGTCAGCATGTCGATGCGACCCAAGCCGCCCAGGGCCTCGGACGAGGTACCTAGTTCGATCCAGTCGTTAGGCGCTGCGGTCGCGGTGCCAAGTAGCCGGTACGGGACACGGCGCATGAACTCGGTGACGATTTCACGGGTCACACCGTCGAACGCTTTGATCGCGCTCGACTCGTCACAGATGACGCCACCGAAGTCGTCCGGGTCGAACTTGGACAGTTGCTCATAGTTGGTCACGGTGATCTCCGCCGCCACTTTGCCGTTGCGGGACATGGCAGCGTCGTGCTCAAACTTGGCGCCCTCGTTGACAATCTGGAATCCGACCGCTAGCGGGGTGAGTAGCAGGACGGGCTTATTCGTGTGTCGGTTGACCTGTTCGGCCCAGGCCAACTCCATTGGCGTCTTGCCTAGTCCGCAGTCTGCGAATAGTGCGCCCCGTCCTTGAGTTACCGCCCATTCGACTAGCGCGGCCTGGAAGTCGAATAGGTGGCTAGGTAGGTTACGTGCCGCGAATCCCCCCGTCCCCGCTAGCTGGGCTTTGCGTTCTAGGAACGCTTGGTAGTTGTCCACGCTGTCACCCTCCGGTTGTGTGTCGTGCGCTCAACGTATCACGTTTCCCTGAGTATAACTATTCTCGGTCACTTGAGCCTAGACAAAAACGCGCCCGCCACTTCGTGACCCCCAGTGTTGACAACACACCGACAGGGTGTATAGTAGAGACATAAGCAAGGCCAACCGGCCGAGCGAGAGAGGGAAATATGAGCATCATTGACACGCTGATAAAAGACCCGAGTGACCAGGACGCAATCAACCGATTCATGCAGCTGCGAAGGAGCGGGCGACTGTCAGAGGCTCAGATCCGCTACGCACAGGCCATCATCGACCGCCCATCAATCGTGGCCGACAAGACCGACACGCTCGCGGCTGACTTCGACACCAAGTGGGAGGCGATGAAAGCAGAGGCCAAAGCGGGCGCAGAGCGCGCACGCGCCGAGCGCACGGAACAGGCTCGCGGCATCGAGGCCGGTCAGACCGTCTCCTGGCACTCCAAGAAGCAGGGTGACCTCGTAGGCGAAGTGCTCCGCGTCGAGGGAGACACCGCATGGGTTCTCCCCGAGCACACCACGCACGCCCGCCCAGTGCCCAACGAAAAATTGACGGTGCAGTCATGAC